GCCATAGCACTTTCGGTCCAGCGTGCGCGATTTTCGGCATTTTCGCGCATCGGCAGCGCGCGGGATTTGTGGGATCTCTACAAAGATTTGACCGCTGGCAAGAGGCCGGCGACCGACGCAGACCAGGAGTCCGCGAACATGACAGAACAACCGAAACGACCAACAGGACTGGCGAGGGCCGGCCGCACCATTTGGGATTCGATCGTAGGGCAGTACGGGTTCCGGCCCGATGAGCTGCGCATCCTCGAGGATGCGTGCCGTGAGGCCGACTTGATCGACGACCTCGAGAAGCATTTGAAGGGCGCCGAGCGCATTGTGCGCGGAAGCCAGGGCCAGCCGGTGATCAACCCGCTGATCTCGGAGCTTCGGCAGCACCGTTCGACGCTGGCCGGGCTGCTGGGCAAGCTGAGCCTGCCGGATGAAGCTGTGGCCGATAAGCCGCGCAGCGTGGGCGCGCGTAGCGCCGCGTCGGCTCGGTGGAGCAAGACAGCCTGAGCTGAGCGGTGGCTGTCGCTCGTTCGGCGGCGACGCTCATTCCGCAGCACGACTACTCGCACATCATCGACTGGTATCGCGAGACGCTGCCGAATGTTGCGCCGCCGCGCAAATACAGGTGGGAGCCGGTGAGGATCGGCCCGACGTGGGATTGGAGTCCCGACCGCGGTTGGCTGCTGCCCGAACACAGCATGGGCTGGGGAGCTTTGGGCTGGTGCGGCTACTGGTTGCGCAATATGCGTGGCGAGGCTTGGGAATTCACCCCGGAGCAGGCCCGGTTCCTGCTGCACTATGACGGGCTCGACGAGACGGGCCGGCTGCTGTCGCGGACCGCTGTCCTGCAGCGCATGAAGGGCCACGGTAAAGATCCCTTTGCGTGCGCTTTGAGCTGTTTTCGCGCTTTCGGACCAACGATTTTCGACCATTTTGGCAGCGATGGGCAGCCCGTTGGCCGTGATGACGAAGCTGCGTGGATTCAGGTCACCGCGGTCAGCAAGGAGCAGACCCAGAACACGATGAAGTTGTTTCCGGTGATGCTCTCGCAAGAGGCTCGGAAACATTTCGCCATCCAAATCGGTCGTGAAAACGTGTGGGGCTTGGGCGACACGCGCCAGATTCAGGCTACATCGTCGAACTTCCTTGCGCTAGAGGGAAATCGCGTTTCGCAGGCGATCCGCAACGAGCCGCAGAACTGGAATTCGAGCAACCAGGGCCACGATCTGGCCGGCACAATTTCGGGTAATTCTACGAAAATCCCGGGCGGTATCGGCCGAATTCTGGACATCGAGAACGCTTACCGTCCGGGTGAGGACAGCGTCGCAGAGCGGGTGCGTGATGCGTGGGAAGCTACGCAGGCCAACGAGCATCGCGCCGCGAAGGCGCGTTCGTTCGGGCTGCTGTACGACAGCCTCGAGGCCGCCGCCGACGCCCCGCTGACGGCCGACGACGCACCGGAAGTGCTCGAGTCGGTGCGCGGCGACAGTGTGTGGCTTGACATTCCGGCGATCGTCGAGGACATCGTCAACGGCGCCAACACGCCGAGCGAGTCGCGACGCAAGTGGTACAACCAGATCACAGCGACCGCGGACAGCTGGACGACGCCGCAACAGTTCGACCTGTCGTATCGGGATGAAGATCCGCGGCCGGGCGATCAGATCGTGATGTTCGGCGACGGCTCGAAGTCGGACGACAACACGGCGCTGGTGGCGTGCCGGATCAGCGACGGCCTGACGTGGCCGCTGGGCATTTGGAAGCCGATCAATGACGGCCGTATCGATCGGTGGGTCGTTGATCGCCGCGTCGTCGAGACGTTCGAGCTGTACGACGTGGTTGGTTTCTGGTTCGACCCGTCGGACGCTCGCGACGACGAGACCGGCGAACGGTACTGGGAGCCGCTATGCGACCAGTGGGCGCAAACGTATCGGCGGAAGCTGTCGCGGCTGCCGGCGGTCAAGACAGGGTTCGGGCAGCACCTCGTGGTGTGGGACATGCGTAACCCGATCCACTTGAAGGCGCACACCGAGGCGTGCGAGCGCGCGCTGTCGGACATCGTCGATGGCACCGCGTTCCATAACTGTTCGCTGGGTAAGCCCGGCTTGGGCGTGAAGATGCGCCAGCACATCGTGAACGCTAAGCGGGCCAACAACAAGTTCGGTGTCGGCATCCGCAAGGAGCACCGCGAGTCACGCAAAAAGATTGACGCCGCAGCATGTTTCGTCGGCGCGCGCATGATGCGCAACTACTACAACGGCCTGGCGCCCAAGGGGCGCGTGCCCGGCGATGGCCGGGTGATCACATACTGATAGGGGGATAGCTTGACGGCGCCACTCGCGACCGGTATCGGAGCTCCCTCTATCCTGCAGCCGATCCAGCCCGACGTTTACGGCGTGCTGTTCGCCCCGAACACGGGCGCGCTGGGTTTGGGCTTGTCTGATCAGGAAAAGCTGATCATGACGCAGCTCGCTGGCCGGCTGATGGACGGCCGCTACCAGTACGACTTGCGGTTGTCGAACCTGTACTACACCGGCATGAATATCGTGCCGTCGCTGGGTATTTCGGTGCCACCTGAGCTCGAGATGCTGCGCGCTGTGCTGGGCTGGTGCGCGGCCGGCGTCGACGCCCGTTCGGAGCGTCTGCAGGTGATGGGCTACCGCATGCCCGGCCAGACCACTGTCGACTCTGGCATGCAAGAGATTTGGCAGGACAACAATTTCGACTCAGAGTCGATTCTCGTGCATAACGAGGCGATGAACTTCGGTCGCTCGTATGTGATCGTCGGTGTCGGCGACAATGGCGATCCGTTGCTGACTCCGGAGTCGGCGACGAACATGATCGGTTCATGGGATTTGCGTCGGCGCGAACTGTCAGCGGCCTACCAGTCGTATTTGGACGTCGACCCGACGTCGGACACCTACCTGCAGCAGTTGTCGACGCTATATACGCGTAATTCGACGATTCAGCTGGTGAATTATCAGGGCAAAGGGTGGGCTGTACAGGACCGCAACGACCACAACCAGGGCATCGTGCCCGTGGTGATGTTCGCGGTCAACCAGAGTATTCACAATCGGCTTGGTCAGTCGACGATGACTGCGGCGTGGCGCAACACCCAGGACCGGGCGTGCCGGCTGCTGCAGCGCATGGACATCAGTAGCGAGTTTTTCGCCGCGCCGAAGGTGTGGCTTCTGGGCACGACTGAGCAGGCGTTCCAGAAAAAAGATGGCAGCATCGCCAGCGCATGGGAGACGTTCATCGGCCGAATCAGCGCGATTCAGGCTGACGCGCACGGCAACCTGCCGGATGTCAAGCAGACAGCGGGCTCGAGTCCCGACGGGTTCATCGCGTCACTGGACAAGGAGACCCGCATCATGGCGGGCCACACCTGTTTGTCGCCAGAGTTTCTGGGCATGTTCTCCGACGGCAACCCGTCGAGCGCCGACGCGATCCGCATGTCGGACTTCCGGTTGAAGACGACGGCCGACCGTCTAGCGACGATATTCGGCGAGTCGTGGGAACAGGTTATGCGGATCGCGATGCAAGTCGCCGGCGGGGACGGGTTCTCCGACGACGCCCGCCAGATGGAAACCGACTGGTCGTACACCGGGATCCCGACGCCGAACGCCGACGCGGTCACCGTGACGACGCAGATCGCGGCCGGCATGATCCCGCCGACGTCTGATGACGCGTTGGCGGCGTGCGGCTGGACGCCGGTACAGCGCGCCCGGATCGCGCAGGACTTGGAGAAGCAGCGGGGGCTGCAGGTGATCGCTGGGGCGATGGCCGGGATGAAGCCGCAGGGCCAGCCGGGCGCGCAGCAGCCGATGGACGGGCAGCAGCCGCAGGCGTTGCAAGCGTTGACGCAGTCACGTGGCGAATCAGTCGCAGGATAGCCAGCAGTCGGCGCCCGTCGCCGCCGCTGCGGCGCCGGCCGCGCTGCCACCGATCCTGTTGCGCCAACAGCAGATCAACGCAGGCATCGTCGCGCTGGCCAACGCGGATCTCGGGCGGCTGTGGGCGAACGTCGACTGGGAATCACCGCAAGCCGCGCAGGCGGTGAAGACGTTCTACGGGCATGTGGTGACGCAGTACGGGCAGTCGTCGGCGACTGTCGCCGCGATGTTCTACGACGAGCTGCGCGCCGCCGCGGATGCGCCGGGCCAGTTTACGGCGTCGCCGGCCGAACCCATTCCGCAGCCGATCATCGACAAGATCGTGGCCAGCGCGTTCCTTGGCAGCGCGCCGCAGCAGTCGGCGCCCGAACCTGAGCAGCCGGTCACGACGAGCGAATTGCCGCTCGAGCAGCGCGTCCCGCAGCGACTCGACGCCACCGCTGAACGCCTGATCAGGCAGCCCGGCCGCGACACGATCGCGCAGAACACAGTGAAAGACCCGGGTAAACCGCGGTGGATCCGCGTACCGGAAGGCCCGAATCCGTGCGCGTTCTGCATCATGATGGCCTCTCGCGCACTCAACGAACATTTCGGCGGCTACAGCAGCGAAAAAGCTGCTGGCGGTGAGGGAAACAAGTACCACGACCGTTGCCGCTGCGAACCTGTGCCGATCTTCCCGGGCGAGAACTTCACCGACTACAGCCCGAATCAGCCCGACTTCCTTCTGATGTATCAGAAGGCGGCGGCCGATGCCGGCTCGCACAGCGACACGAAAGCGATTCTCGCTTCGATGCGCACCCTCTTCAACGTGAAATAGGAGCCGAATCATGGCTGTTCTGAACCCAATTCCCGCGGTATCGCTCACTGCCCAATCGGCGCTGAACACTGTGGGCGCCGTCATGGACAACGGCGGCTGCTTCAGCAATCACACGATGGTCGTCACCAGTTCGGCCGGCGTGAGCGCCGGTGCGGTGCAGCTGGCGGGCTCGCTGGACGGCACGAACTGGTTCAACCTCGGTTCGGCGGTGTCGACGAGCACCGCGTCCACCACGTTCGCGCCGGTTGTTATCTCCAATCAGCCCGTCCGGTACCTGCGGACGCAGATCACGACCGCGATCACGGGCGGCACCGTGACCGCCGTAGTGGCGTCGTCGCGCTGAAACACTCAGCGCCGCACCAAGTTTCAAGCCGCCAAGAGGGCGGCTTTTTCATGCCCAGGAGGCATAGCAAATGACCACGCTAACCCCAACCCCGCTGGCCATGCCCGGCGCAGACGCAGGACGCCAGGCTGTCGCGGCCATCGTCGCTGGTGGCACTGAGCCGCCGCTGCCCGCGCCGGCTGGCACACCACAGGCGCCGCAGCCGCTGCCCGCGCAGCCGGCGACACCGGCCGCGCCCGAGGCTCCCGCGAAGCAGCCACCGCCGTGGGCGACCGGCGAAACGCAGTTCAGTCCTGAGCAGGCGTGGAAGACGATTCAGAACCTGCGCGCCATCGAAGCGCAGTTCGAGGCGTACAAGCGTGACAGCGACCCGATCATCGCCGAGCACGCCGAACAGCGCCGAAAAGGCCTGTCCGACAACCAGCGGCTCACCGAAGACTTGACCAGGACGACAACGCAACTCGACGCGTGGCGCGGGCAGGCAGTCCGCTCGACTGCGGAGGCGATGGCCGGCAGCCGGTTCATCGACACCGACGCCGCGCTGGCCCTGGTCGGTGACCTGGGTCAGTTCGCTGGCGCCGATCGCGTTGACACCGACCGTCTTTCGGCGGCGTTCGACAAGCTCGCGGCCGACAAGCCGCATCTCGTCGCGTCCCAGCAGCAGCAGCCGCAGGGATTCACACCCAATCGTGGCCAGGGGGCATCAGGGATGCCGACCGGGCCGTCGCAAGTCGCAGCGCATGCAGCGTCCCAAGGGGACTGGCGTGGATCGCTGGCGGCGAAAACGCAACAGCTACTTGCCATTCCGCGCACATAGCGCACGTACTGAAAGGGGCTCGAAATGCCCAGTTACGCAACCGTGTCCGGGCAGGGCACTACCTACAACCTCCCCAACTTCACCGGGGAGCTGTTCAACATCGCGCCGCACGACACCCCGCTGCTCACCATGATGGGCGGCCTCGGCGCTGGTATGACCACCACGCACCCCCGATTCGAGTGGCAGACCGAAGGTTTGGAGTCCTCGAGCGCCAACAACAGCCGCTTGGAGGGCGCTGCCGCGCCGACCGCCGTGGAAGTCGTTCGTTCGAACGTCACCAACGTGGTGGAGATCCACCAAGAGCAGGTGCAGGTCTCGTACACCAAGCTGTCGGCTACCGGCCAGCTGAATGGCCTGGCGATCGCGGACGCCGCGAACCCGGTGCAGAACGAGCTGCAGCACCAGCTCGACTTGAAGCTGCGCAAGGTCGCCATCGACCTCGAGCAGAGTTTCACCAACGGCGTGTACCACCTGCCGACCGACAACACCACCGCCCGCGCCACCAACGGCATTCTGAACGCGATCTCGACGAACGTGTTCACCAACGGCGGAACCAACCGTGCACTGTCGAAGTCGATCATCGACAACGCGCTGTCCACGATGTACACCAACGGCGCCCCGCTGCCGCAGGACACCCAGATCTTCGTGATGGCGCCGGTGCAGCGCATCGCCCTGTCGAACCTGTACGCCCAGAGTCCGCTCAACCAGCCGACGTTCACCCGCAACATCGGTGGCATCTCCATCGACACGCTGATCACCGATTTCGGGACGTTCGGCATCGTCACGTCGCGCTACATGCCGGTCCACCAGATCGGCATCATTGACATCGCGCAGCTGCACCCCGTGTTCCTTGACGTGCCCGGCAAGGGGCACCTGTTCGCTGAGCCGCTGGCGAAGACGGGTTCGTTCGAGTCGTGGCAGCTGTACGGCGAGATCGGTCTCATGTACGGCCCGGAGGTCTTCCACGGGTTGATCGGCGACCTCACCTAAACCGATCCGAGAGGGGTTCTATTCATGGCGGTTTTCGAGGCCGACAGGGGTTTTCACCTGTCGGACAACGGCACCAAACCGTGGGCGCACTTCAAGCCCGTCAAGGGCGCCGCAGTGGCCCGGTTCCGGTTCGAGACGACCGACCCGAAGGTCATCGACCGGCTCGCTGGCGTGCCCGGCGTCACTCGCGTGGACGCGCCAGCGCCGCGCCGTCGGGGCTCTCTCGACCCCAACAACACGGCGCCTGTCAGCACCGACGAGTAGAAGGGCAGGCAGTTGACTACCAGCGCCACGTACGCCACAACCAGCGATTTGGAGGGCTACTGGCGGCCGCTGACGGACACCGAAGCAGCACGGGCAACCGTGCTGCTCGGTGCCGCAGGCGACCTGATCAACGAGCAGCGGGGCAGCGAGAATTTCGTTGCCACCGCCTGCAAGTGGGTCAGTCTGGACATGGTCAAACGCGCCATGCTGTCGCAGGCCGATGGTGTGTCGCAGCAGCAGCAGGCGATGACCGACATGTCGGTCAATCAGGTGTTCGTCAACCCAGCGGGTGCGCTGTACATCACGGCCGACGAACTGCGCCGTCTGAACGGTTGGCCCGAGCAGAATGCATTCTCGATTCCGTTGAAGTCGAATGTTCGCGTTCCGCTCGAGCCGTGGAACTATCAGCAGTCGTCACAGGTCGACCTGCCGATACTGCCTAATCCGCTGCCATACCCGTACTACCCGTATCCCTACTACCCGTATTACGGCTGATGGGTTTGCTCAATCCGGCGTTCACCGTCCCTGTGACGCGTCACCGCCCGGTGTACGACAGCCGCGGCAACGACACCGCCGACACGTCGGGCGACATCACCTTGCAGGCAGTGGTCGCGGTCGATCCGGCGTTCCGCCGGCCCGGCACCGTCCAAGGCAAAGAGGACCGGTTCTTTCAGGACGCGACCGTCTTCGTGCCGCGCGGCTCGGACATCGCGCCCGGCGATCGGCTGCTCTACAACACTTGGGCGTTCATCGTGGCCGGCCGGCCACGCGGCGACCAGCTGCATCCGTTCACCGGCGACGACTTCGGGTGGATGTCGTTCAGATGCCAGAGCGCGGGCTGACGTGGAACTGAATCTCAACGACCAGTTCATGGGCGAAGTGATGCTGTCCACCGACATGCGCAACATCGTTGAAGCCGAAGCCCATAACGCCCAGTTCCTCTACCAGTCGGAAGTCGCGAAACGGACGGGCCTGCTGGCGGCGAGCGCGCACGCGCACACCGAGATCGGCGGCCAGGGGCGCCGCGTCAACGATCGGCACATCGGCGTGCTTACCGTCGGCGGCCAGGGTTCTGACGGCACCGTCGTCTACGCGGCGTCGCACGACTTCGGTGCTGGCGATCACCCGGGTTCGACTGGGCGCCACCATAACGCCGCGGCCGACGACCTGCAGAACGTGCTTGAGCAGCTAGGGAAACTGTGACCATCACCTACCCGGCGTGGTACAAGGGCGGTAACACCGACATCGAAATGTTGGTGTCGAGCCTGTTCACACCGCTCATCGGTGGCGTCGAAGTGGTGTCGTGGCTGCCCGACGCCAACACCTACAACGCGCAACTGTCGTCCGGGGGCGGCTATCTGCGCACCTACCGCGTGGGCGGCCGATTTAACTTCGATCAGAACCGCGACGAAACCCGCGCGCAGATCGCCGCTCTCACGCGCAGCCGCGACGAGTCGTGGTACATGATCGAGTTTGTTCGTCAGACGTTGTTCGCTTTCGCGTTCGGCGCGAACGTGCCCGGCACCGGTGTGCGACTGACGATGGCCGGTGAAGTCATTGGCCCGCAACAGATCCCCGAACTGATTCAGGACGACAGGCTCGTTCCGATCACCGTCGAGCTGCACACTGCGCGGCCAAAGGGACTACCCAACTACCGGGCTTCGCTCGGACTCTAATCCGAAAGGCAAACCATCATGAATGCAATCACCACCTACAAGAACGGTCAGTCTGACCTCGAATTCGCGGCGTCTGACTACTGCGTGCTGCTGCAGCCGTTCATCGGCACCGCGCCCATCACCACCCTCGAGGCGGTCGCCGGCGGTCTGGACGCGACGAAGTTCACGAACCTTCTGTCGGTCGGCAACCTCACCAAGAAGGATGGCGTGAAGCTGTCCAACAACCCGACGATCAACGAAATCAAGTCGGGCGGTTACGGTTCGCCGACGCGGCTGCTGGCCTCGGAAGCGGAAAAGTCGATCACCTTCGTTCCGCAGGAATTGAAGAAGATCAACATCCAGAACTATTGGGGCATCGTGTCGTCCGCGTTCACCGCGCCGTCAACGACCGGCGGTGTCACCGTGGCGATTCCGGAGCTGCCGGCCAACCTGCAGTGGCGCGCCGTCCTGCTGATGTGGGACACCTACAACGGCCAGGACGTCGTCGAGTACTACATCGCGAACAAGGCGACCATCGGCAAGCGCGTCGACCTGCAGGCCATCGACTCGAACGTCGTCGAGCGCGGCCACCAGCTGGTGTTCCAAACCGACCCCGCTGTCGGCTCACCGCTGATTTGGGGCATGTGTGGCGCCGGCTGGCAGACCGCCAACAGCGTCAACACCACCGGCTTCTACCCGGCCGTCACCGGCATCACGGTGACCCCGACCACTGCGGCGATCACCGCTGCCGCCGGCGTCAACCACACCAAGCAGCTGGCCGTGGCCGACAGCAACGCGTTCGACCGCACCGCGGCGGCGACCTACGTGTCGTCCGACCCGACGAAGGCGACCGTGTCCGCGGCCGGCCTGATCACCGGCGTCGCGGTCGGCACGTGCAACGTGACCGCGACGTGGGACAGCTTCAACGCTGTCTGCGCGGTGACCGTCTCGTAACCCTCGGAGCGAAACCCCAGCCCGCCGCGCCCAAACATGGCGATCACGGCGGGCTGGGGTTTCAACCACCCCTACTAGGTAAGGCGCTGAAATATGGGAAGACAAAAGGACTTTGGTGTACCGGCGGGCCGGTTCCTCGCGCTGTCGCTCGAGACGAATCAGCCCGGCCCGTATGTGATCACCGACAAGCTGTCGGTGACGGCGCCGACGAAGAAACGGCGCGACCAGATGCGCGACTCGCAGGCCGCCGTCATGGTCAACAACGCGCTGCTCTCACAGGCGTTGCAGGCCGGCGCCAACACCGAGGTGCTCACCGAGCTGACGGCCGGTGTCCGGACAGCCGAGCAGGACTACAACCGGGCGTTTCTCGGCGAGCAGTGCGACGACATCATGGCGTTCTTCGACGGGCAGCCCACCGTGTTGTGGGACGCGTTCGTGGTCGATGTGAAAAAGCATTTCGTGCCGTCGCAGCCGGCCGACGAGCTCGACGACGGGTCGGATTCGGCGGGAAAACCGCTGTCGTCCTAGATCTGATCGAGCACTATTTCGATCAGCTCGAGGGCGACTTCGCGCACTATCTGAACGGTATCGACGCCCGCGACTGGTTTCGCGGGCGTCGCCCGTGGTCCCAGTTCTTGAACTACGCCAACACTGCTGCCCGCATCGAAGGCAGCCAGTTGTGGGCGGCGCAGCTCGAAGATGAACGCTACCTACCGGAGATCGCGCGGCGGCTCAAAGAGCAGCGCGAGGCGTCGCGGCCGGCGCTGCTCGGCTACACGCGCCTGGTCGCTGCGATCGACAGCTTGACCGACCACGTGTACATGCTGCGCGCTGAACAGGGCCACTGGCCTGCTGTTTCGTTGCGCGTCAAACCACGGTATCCGGCCGATGTTCTCGCTGAACGCAAGCGGGTGATGAACCAAACGAAAACCGACGAATTTTTGGCTTACGCACACTCATTGAAGGGGGCATCGTGACGACGTACAACGCCGGCGACGCCTCCCTGCGGATCATCCCCGACGCCCGCAACTTCAAACGCGACCTCGAAGCTGAGCTGAAAAAGGTCGAGCAAGAATTCTCGGTCAAGGTGCTCGCCGACATCAAGCGGGCGCGCGAGGAAATCGATCGGCTGCGTGCGGAAGAGGAAGCCCGGCCCGTCAACGTTCGGCTGGAAGCTGATCGGAAGCGGTCGCACGCCGACTTTGAGCATTTGGGCGACGAGCTGGGCCACAAGTTCGAGCAGGCGTTCTCCGCGCGTATCGCCACGATCGGCGTCGGCCTGCTGCCGGCCGCTGCCCTGGCTGTCGCTGAGCTCGCCGGCGCGGTCGACCAGCTCGCCGGCGCCAGCGTGCTGCTGCCCGCCGCGATGGCCGGCGCTGTCGCCGTCATCGGCGACCTGGCGCTCGGCGTCCACGGTGTCGGCGAAGCGTACAAGGCGCTCGAGGAACAGACGAAAACGTCTGCGCAAGACCAGTTGACGCATTCCCGCGAACTGCAGTCGGCGAACTATTCGCTGCAGTCGGCGGTGCGGGAGGAAGGCCAAGCGGAGAGGGAACGCGCGCAGGCTGTGCGCGAGGCCCGCCAGGAGTACCAGGATCTCGCGCTGCAGTTGCGTGGCGGCAAAATCTCGGAAGCCGAAGCGCTGCTTGCGGCGCAGCGCGCCCGCCGAGACTTGGTCACCGGCCACTACAGGACGGCGCTGGACTATGAAGAGGCGCAACTACACGTCGTTGCCGCCGATCAGCGTGTCGCCGAAGCGCATCAGCACAACATCGAGTTGTCGCAGAAGGCGCAGCGCGCCAACGAGCAGGGCATCGAGAACAACGACCGTGTCGTTGCGGCGAACAATCATGTCGCCGACTCCCAGCAACGTGTCGCCGAAGCGCAGACCCGCGTCGAGACGGTCAACCGTAACTTCGGTGCGTCAGCGCTGGCGGCGCAGCGGGCGATGGCCCTGTTGGCGCCGAACGCGCAGGAGTTCGTGCGCGCGATGCACGACCTGACTGTGCAGGGCGGCCCGATCAAAGAGCTGCAGAAGGGCGTGCAGCAGGACTTGTTCGCCGGCATGGCGGCCAGCATGAAGAGCCTTGTCGCCAGCGACTTGCCGACGTTCCAGAAGGGTCTGACGGGCATCGCGAGGGCGCTCAACCAGGACTTCGGGGAGCTGTTCAAGCAGCTGGGCACCGACCAGACTAAGGGTCTGCTGGACCGGCTGTTCGGGAGCACCGCGAACGCGCAGCAGTTGCTCAAGGGTTCGATCGAGCCGATTGTTCATGCGTTCGGGACGCTGGCCGCTGTCGGGTCGGATTCGTTCCCGCGGCTGGCGAACGCGATCGGCGCTGTCGCGCAACGCTTCGACCATTTTATCGGCTCGGCCGCCGAGACGGGGAAGCTGGACAAGTGGATCAATAACGGGCTGACCGGGTTCCGCGAGTTCGGCAACATCCTGATCAACCTTGCGCAGTCGGTGCACGCCGTCACCCAGGCTATCGGCGGCCAAGGTTTGCTGGCGCTGCTCGAAACGGGCAGTAAGCGGCTCGCCGACTTCCTGAAGTCGACACACGGACAGAACACGCTCGCGAAGTTCTTCGCCGAAGCGCACCGCGAGGTCGGCGAAATCCTGCCGGTGATCAAGGATCTCGGCCCGATCTTCGCTGCGGCGTGGGGCGCCGCGAAAGACGCGACCGCGGTGTATCTGCCGATCCTACGTGAAGTCGCCGGGTTCCTCAAAGACAACCCAGGCTTGGTGAAGGCTATCGCCGAAGCGTACATCACGTGGAAAACGATCGGCCCCATCATGGACGGCGTCAAAGCTGGGCTCGGCGCGATCACTGACCTGACTGTCGGTGTCGGCACCGGGTTCTATCAGACCCGGGAGAAGGCGAAAGAGGCCGGCGAAGACATCGACGAGACGTTCAAGAAGTCGGGTCACAGTAGTTCGCCGTTGGGCAAGTTCGCGTCGTTTGTTGGTTCGTTCGGCGCCGTGGCCGGCCCATTCGGGCTGATGGCCACCGGCATCACGTCGCTGGTGCTGCCTGCGCTCGATGCGTTGACAAGTCACACCGACACCGTCAAAGAGCACATGCGCGAACTCAACACCGAAGCGGATCGGCTGGCGGAAACGCTTGAGGCTGTCACCAACCTGACCGGGCTGCAGACACGCACCGAGCTATCGAAGCAATTTGTCGACTACCACTCAGACAAAGGGTTGTCGGGGAACGTACTTCAGGCCGCCGCCGCGATCGGTATCGGCGGCACGGGCGGCCAGGATTTGATCACAGCCGCGCTGCCGGGCGGCGAGAAACTGTATGACCAGTACACACAGCAGATCCGCGCCCAAGTTGGTCCCGTTGTGGACGAATTCATCAACTCGTACGGTCCCGACGCGTACTCGCATCTCGGGGTGTCTCGCGATGACCTGATTGACGCGTTCCTCGGCAAGCCTGACGCGTTGGCGAAGCTGCAGCGCGTCAACGACAGTCACCCCGAGCAAGGCGTCGACCTGGGGCTGCTGAAGCAGCGTTTCGAGAAGGCCGGCGGCCCGGCACTGCAGGCTGCCTTGGTCGGTCAGGCTTTGAACTTTGAGCGCAGCAGCGCATTAGGTATCGTGCCGCGGGCGCAGCAGGCGCAGGCCGCCGCTGTGCCGCAGCCGCACTTGGTTGCTAATTCGCCGTTCGGCCCGGAGGCGGGCGTGGTCTCGGATGGGCGCACCACCAAGATTGTCACAAGTCATCAGCCGACGCAGGATGAGCTGGCCGCGGTGACTCCGGGCACGACGCCGGTGCAGGGTGTGGCCCCGAATCAAAACACGTGGACGTGGACGTTGTCGGCCGACGATATCCGCAAGTACACGTACGAAAAGGGTGGTCCTACAAAGGATTCGGGCGGCGGCTATCCGGCGATCCTGCATCCGAAAGAGTACGTCGCGAACGCGCGCGGCCGGGCCACGCTAGGCGACGAGTTCCTCGCCGCTGCCAACCAAGGTCGCGTCGACATGTCGCTGTTGCCGCATTTCGACCAGGGCGGCCCCGGTGATGGCCCCAGCCCCAAATGGGTGCCCGGCAAGGGGTTCGTCAACAGCCAGGGGAACTCTGTCCCCGGCCCCAACGACACGGCCTCTGAGCGCGCGATTTTCCAAGGCGCCCCGGCAGCCGTCTCGCCTGTTTCGCCCTCGCCCGTTTCGCCTTCGCCTGTTTCGTCGCTACTGGGCCAGCCGGCGCAGACACCCGCAGCGCTACCAGCCGGCGCCGGCCTGATGCCCGGCCTGTGGGGACTCGCGCAAGTCAATGGCGACCCGCAGCTGCAGGACGCGTGGAACCAGCAAACCCTCGGCTGGCTGGCGAACTGGGGTGGCAACCTAGTCGGACAGCTCGGCGACGAATTCCTCGGCGGCGTGCTCGGTGGCTTCGGGCTGGACAAGTCGATCCTGTCCCCGCACAACGCGTACACGAAAGACGCAATCGGGTTCGGCGGCTCGCTGCTGTCCAAACTTGGTATCGGGTTCGGGTTCGGTGGCCGCAACCCTGACGTGAACCAGTTCCTGCAGACGGGCGACCTGCCGCAGACGCAGGGTTTGGCCGGGTTGAGTCCTGAACTGCTGCGCCAGATTTACAGCCCGCAAACGGCGGCGTCGTCGACCGGCGCGACCACCGCCGCTGCGAGCTCGAGCGCGCCGTCGCCGACGGGCACTAACCAGCAGGTCGTGCATCAAGCGATGCTGGCCGCCGGGTTCCCCGAATCGGAGTGGGGCGCGCTCTACAACTTGATGATGGGCGAGTCCGGGTTCCAGAACACCGTAAAAAACCCAAAATCCACCGCGTACGGCATGTTCCAGTTCCTTGACTCCACGTGGGCGAACGTGGGCGGCACGAAGACCGATGATCCTGCCACACAGGCGAAGTACGGGCTGCAGTACATCAAGCAGCGTTACGGCACGCCGTCGGCGGCGTGGGCGTTCTGGCAGTCCCAGTCCCCGCACTGGTACGACGAAGGCGGTTGGCTGCCCGAGGGCCTCTCGCTGACGAAGAACGACACCGGCAAGCCCGAGGCGATCCTGACCCACGACCAGGGCAAAGCTATTCAGGAGATCGGCGCCGCAGCAGCGTCGGGTGCCCCCCTGGCGCCGCAGCCAGATCAACAGACGCCGCAACCCAATCAGCAGCACGGCCCGGCGCCGGAACCGGGCGCTGCCCCGAAGTCGTCCGACCACACCAATCCTGCTCTCGCGGGCGGCATCAAGGGCGCGTTCGACGCGGCCGGCAACATCGCGGGCACCGCCGCGCAGATCGGGGTGGCCGCGGGCACATTCGGTGCGGGCGCCCCGGCCGGCGGCGCGGCGGCATCGTTGGCGTCGGGCGCGTTCAAGCTGGCCGGCGGAATCGCGACCGGCGCAGCGAACATCGGATCCAGCCTGCTGGTCGGCACGTTGAGCGGCGGCACCAGCGACCGCGCATCGGGTGTCACCTACCATCCGGCGCAACAGCGGCCACACACCGCGCCGGGTCGCACCATCAACTACGGCGGCTTCTACGGCCACGACACCGACGATGTGTTGACAGAGCTCAACATTCGTGACTCGCAGCAACAGCAATCTTGGTGGAGCAACCACAGGCCATGAACTATCGCAACCCCTTGATGCGGATCGGTGACCGCATCGAAATCGTCGGCGTCAACGGTGACCGCGTCACCATCGCCGGCCCCGGCGCCGGCGACGACGGTATCGAACTGGCACCCAAGAGCACGGGCCTGTTCGATGCGCCGTTTAAGACGAACTGGACGAAAGGCATGCTGGGCAGCGTCTTTCAATCATGGACGCCGCAGCGGCGCGACGTCGTGTTCACCGTGCACATCGTGGCCCCATACACCGGTGACGACCTGAGCGACGACCCCGACCTGTGGCATCTGATCTACTCGCGCTGGAAAGCGATGTGGTCGATCGACCACGAGTCCACCATCGTGTACACGTCGATCGACGGGGAGCGGCGGCTGACGGCGCGGCTGCTGCAGCAATGCCAGCCGTTCCAACACGAGCCGTTCGAAGGCAATGACCCGCATCTGATTCCGTACGGCAGCGTGCTGATGACCGTGGCGTGCGAGAACCCGTTCTACATTGGGGCGACTGACGTATTCACCCACATTGACGCGTCGGTGACCGGCGGCGCATCGACGTGGTTCTCGTTGCCGTACTTCAACCCGGCGACGTTCCTGTGCTGGCCGTACTGGGTGCTGTCCGATCAAGTGCAGTGGGTACTGCCCGACTACAGCTTTGGGTGGGAAGAGTACGGCCGCGGCCAGTCCGACCTCGGCAAGACGGTCACGTTCACACCGTTCATCGCCGGCGAGATATGCGACGTCAACAGCCGGCCCGACGTGGAGCAGATCATCGCCGCCAACGGCAACCCCGTACTGAACCGTATGGCCGGGCGGGCGCTGGAGTATCCGATTCAGCCGGGCGCCGGCTCGTCGAGCAGCGGCTGCATCGTGCGGGCGATCAACTGCACCAACGCGAACGGCATCTACTGTGAGCTGCAGTTGCCGCGCTGGTACAACGAGCCGTTCTCAACCCCGCTGGTCGTATGAGCGCCATAGCCGCCGCGGTGGCGGCGGCCAAACCGAAGATCGCCGCTGTCCGCGACTACCACAAGGCGCTCAAGCAGGCGAAGCCGATCCTCTGCATCTACAAAAACAACATCGACCAGTCGCCGGGTTTGGTGTATTGCGGCCGCATCAACATTAGGGATTTGCTGCCAGGCTGGACGTTCCCGATGCGGAAAAACATCAGTTCGCAGGGCAGTTTCTCGGTGCGCGCGTCGCATCACATGGCGAAGTTTATCGCCAGCATTCCGAACGACCCGAACGAATGCAAAAACTACGTGGTCAGGGTGGACATGTACGGCGGCGCGTGGCGCTGGACCGGGCTGGGCCACCACTGGAAAGCGGAAACTAAGAACGGCTGCGACGTCGTCACCTTCTGGGTGAACGACGATATGCAGATACCGCAGTTCCTCCTTTGCCCACCAAATCCTGTATTGCCAATTCCGGTCTTCCAATTCCCGCGTGTGTGGCCTGAATTCGGCCCCGGAATTTGGTGCATAAACCTGCTGTTCGAACTCAACATTGCTCGGGCGCAGGTCACCCAGGCGGTGTGGCAGGCCATCTCGCTGCCCACCGACCCGCAGGACATCACCCAGTGGGGCGCCGGTGTCGTCAACTCGCTGAACCCGCAGGACTGGCAGGTCCACATCGAACGCACCGTCACGTTCGTCAACGACTCGAGTCTCTGGAACATCCTGGCGTCGCGTATGAACACCGCCGACAGTGTGATCGCCGACCCGCTCGACGACGGCCAGCTGAACTTGGGTTACCGCCGCTACTTCACCGCCGAAGGCGAACTGTCGCCGTCGACCCTGCTGACACCGACAGTCGCCAACGGCGCCCTGGTGTTCAAGGTCACCGACAAGAGCGGCTTTACCGCGCCGGGCGGAACGTTCTTCACCACGATCGGTGCCGGCGTCGTCAACGGTGCCACGCGTTCAGTGCTGACATGGGGCAGCGGGTTCATTCAAGACGTCATCACACCCGTCACTGATAACGAGACGCTGTACCCCGACTCTTATTGGCAGTCAGGCTTTTTGGGTTCGTTCGCGTCGGCCCCCGGCGTGTGCGTGCGCGACTCCCATTGGAACGACCTGCAATCCGCCGTCAATTACAGTGAGGCCACGGCCACAACGGTTGTGGTGGGCGGGGACAACCCGACGGCCGACGCCATCGCCAAGACAATGATTGAGGCGATCGGTTCGCTGATCGGGTATTTCCTGCTCGGCGGGTTCGACGCGTTGGGCAGTATCGCGGCCGACGTCATCATGCCGTTCATCGTCGGCACCATCGCGGCGTGGGACACGTGGACGAACACCGGCCGCCAAACCGACCTCGGTTGGTGTCACCTGTGGGAGGTATTCCAATCGGGCGCCGACAACAACGCGTGGTCGCTGACAGCGCTCGCAACGTTGCGGGGCGGCTTCGATGCGACCCGGCCCGAGACGTCGCACACGATGGTTGTCGATGACCGAACATGGCTGATACCAGGGCTTCACGCCAGCATCGGTGACCGCATCATGTCGACGTCTGGCTGCCTGCAACGCATGGGCATCGACTTGCTGTTCATTGATCAGCTCGAGGAAATGACCCCGGTTGGCGGTGAGGGCGGCGCGTTCAGCTTCGTGATGAAGATCGGGCAGAACAAGGCTGCGCTGACTGCGGGGGAGCGGTCGGCCCGCATGTTGAAAAAAGCTCTCGACACTTTGTCGAA